CTCCACAGTGTCTTCTCACTTCGTCCAGATGTACGCGATGAGAAAATATTCTTGGCTGCACCATACGCCGTCTGCCCCTCATCTAAAATTAGATGATAAATTTCTCGGTAGTCAAGGTCTAAGTGAATATCATCTATCCATCGATCGATTTGCTCTAATTGCTCTTCAGTCGCATCCCCTATCAAATGCTGCATTATCCTCATTTGAATCTCCTCGCTTTGATTTTCCTTGACTCTATCCCAGCTAGTGTCATGCGTCAATACACTTGCGTTGGATCAACGAAGTGTGTTTACTAATTGACGGATTTTGTGATATTGATTCCCTTAGAGGTGAAGAGATGCAAATTATTGGAGTCGATCCAGGGAAAACTACTGGATTGTGCATATTCAAAGACGATGAGTTCATTGGCGGGTCTGAAGCAGTGGATGCTGAAGGAGTTGTTGCGTACATTGAAGGAAATTCACCTGACTTGGTTATTATAGAGGATTTTTTAATTGGAAGGAGGCCATCCAATGCTAAAGATCCAATCAAAGTTATTGGTGTCACTGAGTACGCATGCAGGAGGAGGGAAATCCCAGTCATACTACAATCTCCATCTGTATTGACTTTGATGCTGTCTAAGGTTAAGGGAATTCACAGAAGCCCTCACGTCCGCTCAGCCTCTGCTCATGTATTGTACCATATCTTAAGCAAGAAAAAATGAAACTTATCCTCAACAAAAAAAGAATGAAGTTGATTCCTCGTATATATCCAGAATCATTGCAAGGATGCGGAAAATCTCTTCCTGTTTGTGGGAGTATAGTCCGCAGGCTGATCAAAGCATACCCTGAGATGAAAATCGGGGAATCATTGCGAGAGGAGCTGAAGAGTGTCGCTTTGAGTCAGAAAGAGGTCTTAGAGTTGTCCACGAGGTTAGACGAGGCTGGACGATCAGGCTTAAGGGCATACCAGAGGGTAGGGTCAATTTGGCTGCGGAAAGTCAGGCGGGGTATACTTGCTGATGCTCCTGGCCTTGGGAAGACGGTCATGTCAATTGATGCCGCTTTTCACATTCAACCTTCTAGACCCCTGGTCATTTGTCATAAATCGAAGATCAGAGACTGGGAAGAGCACATCACCCAGTGGCACGGGGATCTCAAAAAGTGGACCGTCATCAATTATGCTCAGGTTCCACTCAGGGACTTATCTCCAGATCTGGTAATTGTCGATGAAGCTCACGAGATACGTAATCGCAAAACTGCTGCATTTAAACAACTTCGGAAAGTGACCAAAGGGGCTAGGCATGTATTTATGCTGACAGGTTCGCCAACAGTGAATGAGGCATCAGATATATGGACCCTCTTGAGTATCTGCGACCCTGCTCGATTCGGATCGTACTGGAATTTCGCTTTTATGTTCCTTGATGTTAGGCACGGATTCATGGGGATGGAAGTGAGGGGGGTCAAAGAAACTGAGAAGGAGGACCTCAAGGATGTCATCTCTCCTTATTTGCTGCGACGTGAAGGAGTCTTGAAGTTGTCCAGGCCGACGTGGAGAAAGATCGATTTCCATCTGAATGGCGCGCAAGAAGACTTGTATAACCAGATGGTTGATACTGAATCAGCGTCTTACCAAGATAAGGAGATGACTGCGTTAACTCCCCTGTCTTTAATAACTAGGCTGCGGCAGCTGTCTTTGCACCCTGGTCTGATATTCGATGGTTATGCAGGCCCGTCTAAGCTTGATGCACTTAATCCATTGCTTGGAGAACGCCCTGGTCAGGCAGTCATTTTCTCGCAGTATTCTACTCTGGTCGAGCTCACTGCGGAGCATCTTGGAGATCAATGCGTGGCATATACGGGGAAATTGTCCAAGACTGATAGAGATGAAGCAATCACTGCTTTTAAAAATGGCGAGTATAAATATATCGCTTTGACTTATGGAGTAGGAGGGGAGAGCCTCGACCTTCAGGAGGCTGACCGAGTGATAATGCTGGAGTACCCGTGGCACGTCGCTGGGATCGAACAAGCAACGGGTAGAGTCTGGAGATATGGGCAAAAGAGTGATAAGGTGGAATTCACTATTATTCATGCAATCAACACAGTAGATGACCTCATCCGAGAGATTGTACGATCAAAGAAGAGAGTGACCATCAAAAGAATACTTCAGAAGATGTGAATCAGGTGTATTTCATTATGCATCAGCATGCGCTATATTCATGCCTATTCAATGCGAGCGTCGCGATTAAAATAATGAAGAGAGGAGGTGATGAAAATGACGGATGAAGAAAAGCTTGAACGGAAGCGTTTAAAAGCAAGAGAATCGGCGAAGAGATGGAGAAGTAATAATCCAGAAAAAGTAGCTGCATATTCTGCGAAGTGGTACGAGAATAATAAAGAAAAGGCGAATGAATATTCAAAGCGAAGCCGTGACAAAAAGAATGCCAGGGTAAAAGCAGAAAAAGAAGCAGCTGAGGCCACGGCCTGATGCCGATACTCATGTACTCCGAACTTATTTACCAGGCCCACTCTGTAGCAGAGTGGACCTGAATTTTTCAGGAGGGAGAGATGCAGACTAAGTATGAAATTTGGGATGACGAGGAAGTTGATGCAGTATCTGAGGCTTTCACAGTAGCGCTGAGAACGTGGGAAGAGGCAAGGGACTTCGCATCAAACAGAGGAGTCAGCGTTGATAAATTGAAATTAGTACTTAGATATGAAGAGTCTCACACAGTGATGGTAGATGTTCCGAGGACAGAAGAATTCTATCTAAAATCTGAGGCATTCGATGAAATGAAGCTTATCGTGCTTCCAGAGGTGAATTTATGTCAAGATATGTAGTGCGAGACGGTCTGCATGAGGGAAGAATCAAGTATTCAAGTATTGTGTATGGGTATAACGCACCTACCAGCGAATATTTTATGGAGGGAATTGGATCAGACGGAGTAAGAGTAAGTTTCACTAGAAGAGCAGATATCCTTGAGTACATCCAAGACAACTCTCTTAAAGTCCCTTCGGACCACATAACCTCGATGGTTCTGGATATCCCGTTCTGAGGCAAGGGTTATTTCGTCTTGAGCCACTGTATGCTAATCTGTACATAAATCTGAAAACTACTAAAACAAGGGAGGGAATATGGGGAGACGGGTCACAATTTCGCCGTCCCAAATTCGGTCGATGGGGTGCCGTCAGCAGTGGGCATGGTCGTACCGGGACGGATACAGGCCTAAGCTGCACAGCGACGCCTTGGAACTAGGCTCTGGGATTCATGAGGCGCTGGAGATTTATTACAAGGATAAGCTTGATCCGGTGGGCTTCTTCGTGAAGTGGATGGAGAACCGAGGTATCGAGTCTGAGAAGATGGTCGGACTTGGTTCAAGAATGCTGGAGGGGTATGTCGAGCATTGGGATGGAAAAGATGAATTTGATGTTCTAGGAACTGAGCGGACCTTATGGAGAAATTTGCCTGTCCCAGATACTGGTGGGAAGTCGAGGTGTAGCATGGTAGTCCGCTTGGACATGCTCGTCCGGTGTCATCGTACTAACAAGCTATTCAGCCTGGACCATAAGACGTTTACCAGATTTATGCCAAAAGATATCGAGACGGATCTTCAGTTTACTGCTCAAATGTGGGTAGGGCAGAAACTTGCAGATGAGGAGCCTATTGTAGGGGTCATCTGGAATGGGTTGAGGAAACAAGCCCCAGGCCCCAGAGTGAAAGTTCCTCTGTTCCAGCGAGTAAAGACGTTTCGCAATGCAGCTCAAATGGATGCACTGGCTACTGGGGCATATTACATGTATCGGGATGCTCGGAAGTGGAAGATATTCGCCCAGCCATCGCCTCGGTTATGTGGGATGTGCGATTTTAAAGAGCCATGCATAGAGAAGCAGAGGGGAGGGGACTACAAATACCTTTTGGAGAATTTATACACCAAGCGAAGGAGTGAGAAATGACAGACATTCTAATTGAGAAACCAGATGAATCAGAGCATATAACCATGTTCATCTATGGGGATTCAGGCGTAGGGAAAACCCTCCTGATGTCTACTGCAAACACATGCGACGAAGCCTCCCCTGCGTTGTTCATTGATTTCGAGCGAGGGACAAAAACATTAGCTGGAACAGACATTGATATCACTCGGCCAAGAAATTGGAAGGATATTCAGGACATCTATGAGTTCTTGCGTTTCGAAAATACCAAATACAAATCGGTTATCCTCGACTCTGCGACAGAGATCCAAAAGAAATTTAGCATGGAGTCGATCCTGGGGGAATTAGATGATGATGCTCTAGATCTTACAGCAGCCGTGGCTCCGGCGAGGAAGGACTGGATGCGTACAGGCAACCAGATGAGAAAACTCATCAGGGCATTCAGGGACTTAGCTCACATAAAAGAGAAGGACAGGAGGATGCATGTGTTCATCTCTGCTCTGGAGAGGATGAATGAGAAACGCGGGATCGCCTGCCCTCAGCTCTCAGGTACACTTGGGGAAGAATGCGGGGCTATGGTCGATTTCTTGACCAGGCTGTCCCGCGTCAATACCGAAGATGGGACGCAAGGAAGGAGGTATTTGCTGACTGACGATTACATCAATGAGGATGGCATCAAGTTCTTAGGCAAAAATCGTGGATCTAGGCTCCCAACAGGGATGTGGGATCCAACTATTTCTAAAATCATGGCAGCACTGAAAGGAGGAGTAGATGAATAATGTCCTTATAATTGGAGCGGGTCCAGCAGGCCTATTTGCTGCTGACGCGCTGTCTGATGCAGGGATCAATTGCACTATCTTAGAGATGGGCAAGGAGCTAGTGAAGAGGAATTGCCCTCAGTCGCCGGATTGCGATTGCAAACAATGCGATATACTTGAGGGAATCGGAGGAGCAGGAGGATTTTCCGATGGTAAAAACACATACTCACTGTCCAGAGGGACTCAGACAGAGGAGATCTTTCAACCGTCAGAGGCTAACCTCCTTGGTCACATTGATCAGATCATGTTACAGCACGGAAACACTGGGTTGGAGTTCAACGAATTACCAACAACACCCCCGCTGTTCAAGTGCCTTGAACTTGATTTCCAGAGTTACTGGTTGAGGCACGTCGGGACTGATGGTATACAGCAGTTCATTGGTAGGTATGCCGAGCATCTCAGATCCAAGGGAGTGCATATCCGTAGCGAATGCGAAGTCAAAGATATCCGCAGAGGCTTTCCTGAGAAGGGCAGCACAGAGGGATTTTCTGCAAGTATAGCCGGGGAGGATGTTTTCTTCAGGGCTGAGCAGATCATCCTGGCGACAGGCCTTCAGGGGTCACCCTGGCTAGAGGGGCAGGCTGAGTCCTTAGGCATTCCCCTATTTGGTGGGCCAGCAGGGTTTGGCATTCGCGTGGAGGCTCCTAAGGCGGTGCTCGATCCTATGTTTAATATCTTCTATGATTTCAAACTCTCATTAGACAACTGCCGAAGCTTTTGCTGCAATCGAGGTGGATACGTCATCAATGAGAATCACAAGACATTGGGGGTTATCAATGTCAACGGTCACTCCTATCTCGATAAGGGGAACAAGAGTGAGTTCTCGAATTTCGCGCTCATATCCAAGACTGACTGGGAAGGTGATTCCCAAGCGAAGGTCAGAGAGATAGCGAAGGAGATAAATGAATCCTCTGACGGGTCAACTGTTGTTCAGAGGATGACGGATTTTTTAGAAGGTAACCCTTCTGAATCAGCAGAGGAACATACAAACCCACAGGCGAGATCAGGAATTGATATCGGGAGATTCTTACCCAGTAGCCTGTTTAATCGGTTTAAGAACTTTATAGTGGAATTAGCGTATATCGCTCCGATGATTATCCATCCATCAGTTTCAGTGTACGCTCCTGAAATTAAGTATTATGGAAAGAAATTCCCTGTAGATTTCAAAACGTGGGAAGTTGAGCCAGGGCTTTACGTTGTCGGTAATGCCTCCGGTTATTTGGACAGCTTCGTGTCAGCTGCTCTAACCGGACTAATCGCAGCAAGGCACATAACTGAGAAGAAAGGAAAGTAATTATGGGTACAGCAGCAGAAGTAGGATTTGATGAAGCAGTGAGTGGATTCGCAGCAATCCCAAAGGGAGTTTATCTGTCACGCTTGGAGTCTGTAACTGAAGAAGTCAGCGAATCGTCTGGCAACCCGATGCTCGTTTGGGATTGGTCCATCATCGGCGGAGACTATCACGGTAAAGAGCTCAGAAGTTGGACATCATTGCAGCCACAAGCCATCGGCATGGGGTGCAAGCCTCACTTTCAGGCGTTCGGGGGTAGTTGGAAGGCAGGGGATGTCCTGGTTAACTTAGCCAGGAAATTCATGGGGAGACGAGCATCTCTTGACATCACAGTCGCATCAAGGATTGATCGGGAGTCCGGTGAAGAGAGAAAGAGCAACAAGATTTCAGCAGTTTACCCAGCTAAGCAGGAGCAAACGAAAGCCGCTGCGCCTGCTGCTGCAAGCATCCCAGATGAAGATATCCCGTTCTAGCTGAGATGCTGGGACAGGCCCTATACTACGCCAGCATAGGGCTTTCAGTGATACCAGTCCACGGAATCACCGATGGGATCTGCACGTGCGGTAAAGCAGCATGCAGTAAACCAGGAAAGCATCCGAGGATTAAGTGGAGGGTCATGCACAATAAGGCCCTCACTGAGAGTGAACTGAAAGCCCTATGGAAAAGGCTTCCAGGGAGCAACGTAGGAGTTGTGACTGGCGAAGTCTCTGGAATTGCAGTAATCGACATCGATGGAGAGGAGGGAGTCAAGTCCCTCAAGGACATTGGTCTAGAAATTCCAGAGATGCCAGTAACTCCAACGACAATGACCGGTGGAGGTGGGTATCATCTGATATACAAGATGCCAAAGGACTCCACCCTCAAAAATGCTGTTGGGCTGCTCAAGAATGTCGACATCAGGGCAGATGGGGGAATGGTGATTTTCCCTCCGTCGTTACATGTATCAGGGGTTAATTACGCTTGGGTAGATGGCAGGAGTTTCAAGGATATCTCCCCAGTTGATTTCGACTTCTCCATATTAACTAAGAGTAAAACAAAAGAGAAAGAAGAAAAAAAGAAAGTCAAGCACAATTGGTTCGAAGAATATCTCAATGGAGTGAGTGACGGTGAACGAAATGCAGTCGCGACGAGGCTCGCAGGTAGGTACTTTGCACTGGGTATGTCTGAAGCGGAAGTCGCATTCGTCATCTCATCATGGAACGCTAACAATAACCCTCCAATTCCAAGCCAAGAAGTAAAGACTATTGTAGAGTCCATTCGAGACAGAGAGACTTTCAGTGAACCAGACGCAGTCAGTCTAGTCTCAAGCATCATGCGGATGGACATGATTTCAGTCAAACGAATCACTGGCGATGAACCTCAATATATCCTTCAATTCACTGAGGGGACCTGTGCAATGGGTATCTCCCAGTTGCTAAGCCCTCAACTATTCCAACAGTCCGTCGCGGAAGCGACAAAGAAAATCATCAAGAAATTATCTGCGAAAACTACTCCAACTCATGATGCTCTGATACAGCTGATCATGGATTGCGCAGTTGACCAAGATGCAGGTGAGGAGGCGACCGATGCAGGTGAAATGTCTACACTCCTCGGAGATTTTATGAAACGGCTTGATGGGATTTCAAACCTGGATAATGGGGACGAAATGCCTGTAGAGGGAGCATTCATTTCAAGGGGGATAACCTGGATACCACTTAACGATCTGGTCTACAGAGGAGGAATAAAATTTGGAATGAGACTAACAGTTAAAGCAGCTGCTCAGAGGCTAAAAGCGATCGGTGCTGAGCGAGAGAAATTCGGGAACAGAGTAATGTGGGGTGTGAGGAGCAATTGTTATGATTAAGGAATATCTCGTCCACGGTGCTCCAGGAACTGGAAAGACTTCCTGGATAGAAAAGACGGCAGGGATGTGCGCTGACAAATTTATGGGGGACCAGGTGTCAATCTGCTCCCTGACCAATGCAGCAGTCAAGGAGATAGCAAGTAGAGGAATAGACATACCAAATGAGAACCTGACGACACTGCACGCAAAGTGCAAGCGGGCGTTACTGGCAGGGTCTCCTGCGGAGTCCCATTCAAAGGAATTCACAGAGACTCACAAGAAGTGGAAGATTGGATTCGGAGGAGAAGGTTACAGCAGTGAGCTGAGTCTGTACGAACGGTCTCAGATCTTGAGACAGCAGATGATCCCCAGAAGCAGTTGGTCCAAGCCAGTACTGGAGTTTTCAAAGGCGTGGGAGGGATGGTGCGATGACACTGGCAGGATGGATTTTACTGGCTGGTTAGAAACATCATTGAAGGTCCGGCCATTACCTGCGCAGCAAGTGGTCTTTATCGATGAATGTCAAGATCACACCCCATTACAGCTTGCGGTTATTCGTGCGTGGGAGGCTAAGAACCTCGTCTTGGTTGGTGACGCTGATCAGAGTATTTATGAATGGTCTGGAGTCATACCAGATGCATTTGCAGATGGGGAGTCAGAAGAGAAGATATTAGAACAGTCATACCGTGTACCGAGGGCAGTACATGAAGTTGCTACCAAAATGATACGAAAAATCAAGGGGAGGAAAGAACGTGCATACCACCCCAGGAATGCAGATGGGTCAGTTATCTATACTGGGTATAGCCTGGATGACACTAAGTTTTCTGACCAATTGCCTCCTGATCTACTTAAGAATGAGGATGAGTCATATATGATCATCACCTCATGTGCTTACATGCTAGATTCATTAATTGACATACTAATTGAGAAGCGAATCCCATTTCACAATCCTTATCGTAGTGGGAATAAGAAATGGAACCCTTTGACTGCACCAACTAGATGCATGAACTCATATCTGGCCGAGGATCGCATGTGGACAGGAGATGAGGCAGCGGTGTGGGCGGATCTTATAGGAGCAAAATCAGGGTTTAAGAGCAAGCGGAAAGCCAGGTTCTTAAAGATCTGCAAGGAACTTGGCCCAATGCCTGTCAAGCCAGAGGATATCAGTAACCATTTTTCAGATGAGTACGCTGCGAGGATCATGAAACGTGATCCTCAGATCGTCAGGGGGTTGTCCAAGACAAGAGCTTGGGAGTATGCGCTGGACGTGTATACCAAAGAAGCGAAGGACCCAAAGCTGACAGTCGGGACGATCCACAGTGTAAAGGGAGGGGAGAGCGACAACGTTATTCTATTCCCTGACCTCAGTTCAGCAGGGACGCGAGAGTATTTAGGGGCTGGTTCTGACAGTATCCATCGACTCTTTTATGTCGGGATGACCAGGACCAGGAAGAACTTATATCTATGCTCCAGAAGTAGATCTTCAGGGGCGATTTCTTGGGGAGGATAATTTGGAACAGATCATGTATACAGTAAGTGAAGTCGGGGAGGCACTCAAATTCAGTAAGTTCACAATATACCGACTGATCAAAAGCGGAGATTTAAAGGCAATTCAGCCAGGAGGAAGGCAGTACAGAATCCTCAAGCAGGACTTAGACAATTTTATGAAAGGAGATACAAATGAAGATAACGGTAACTAAAATCTTTGAATTCGAGGCTGCGCATTTCTTGACTGATTATAACGGGGCCTGTAGCAATACTCATGGGCATAGTTATAAGTTAGAGGTGACCGTCGGGGGTCCGCTGGCGGACGATATGGTTATGGATTTCAAGGACCTGAAGGCCATCGTCAAGAGGAGGGTCATCGATGAACTCGATCACAAGATGCTGAATGATATCCTCCCTTTCAAGACAACTGCTGAGAACATGGTCAATTGGATAGCTGGAGTTATCTGGGAGGATCTGCCGGAGAAGGCACAACTGAAGAGGATACGCCTCTGGGAGACCTCTAACTCATATGCGGAGGCGAAGCTATGAGCAAGACTTTCCCAATCAATGAGATCTTTACGTCAGTCCAGGGGGAAGGATTATACTCTGGTTGCAGGACCCAATTCATCCGGTTCGCAGGGTGTGATCTCAGATGTGCGTGGTGCGACACTAAGTATGCCTGGGAGACGGGGCATGCATTCCAAGTGACAGAGGACAATATTCTCGATGAGCTCGGTGAGTACCAGGCACCGATCATTACCTTGACAGGTGGGAACCCTCTGCTCTACGACCTTGGTAATCTGGTTGAGCGACTCCTGCTCCAGTTCCATGCTGTCCACGTTGAGACGCAGGCCACAATCTGGAAAGATTGGATAAATGACGTATCGTTTATCTCTATCTCACCTAAGAAGGACAATTTCAATTTGAGTGTCTTATCCAAGATGGTGAGACCTAGCAGCAGTCAGATTAAGGTCGTTGTGTTTGATGAGTCTGATTACGTGTTTGCGAAAATGGTGCATAAACGATTCCCGCATGTACCATTCATTTTCCAGGTTGGATTCCCTTCGAAAGACGATGGTCGTTGGCTGGCTGATAGAGTATCAGCAGATACGGAGCTTGGGAAGAATGCAAGAGTGATGCCACAAACGCACCGTTTATTCTGGGGTTCGGAGACGGGGGTGTGATGAAAGTTGATGGTAGAGTTTGCACTCAATGTAATACCTGGAAAGAGAAAGCTGACATGGTCCTAGACAATCGCAGGAAGAACGGTATGGGATCCTGGTGCAGAGATTGCTCAAATAAGTGGTCTAAAGAGCATCGCTTGTCTGACATAGCAGCTGCGAGAGCTAAGGACAAACTCTTTCGTAAGAAACAGCGGAATAAAGGACTCTGCATCCAATGCAACGAACCCAGTCTCACTGGTAAGATATACTGCTACAGGCATTCTCGCATGGGTCGCGCTTATACTGCGAAGTTGCATGGCAGACGCTCTGCCGCAGGAAATTGCATTTTTTGTGATACTCCTCATATGCCGAACAGAGTGTATTGTCAGGAGCATCTCGATCTAATCAATGCATCTAGTTCCAAAAGAAGAGCTAGACTCTCAAAAGATGGCATTTGTCATAAATGCGGAGTAACGAAGGAAGATTTTGAAAAAGGAGTATACTGCTCGAAATGCGAGATAATAACTAATCTGAGCCGGAATCTCCGTTATGCCCTGTCATTCAAAGGTGAGTCTAAAGATGGACGTGCATGGGAGTCGTTAGTGAGTTTTACTAAGCGACAGTTACTTGATCACGTTGATCATTGGCGGAAGGCGCAAGGCCTTTCGAAAGGAGAGAAAACAGATCTGCATCACATAATTTTCCAAAGCGAACTTAATTGGGATAGAGTAGAGGATGCAAACTGGAATCGCGTCTGGAGCCTCAGCAATCTCATTCCATTGTCAATAAAAGCACATAAAGCATTGCACAGCGGGGACACAAGCCTGCTGCACCCCGCAGCTAAAACTTACATTGAAGAGAGAAGAGGAGAATCACAATGATGGTCAAAGAAGAGCATATCCAGGAAATGCTAGAAGATATTGATGGCGGGAAAGGGATACTTGATCCAGAGGTTCTGGCCAATACTGCCGAGCGAGTCTCAAGGATGTATAATACTGAGCTACTCTCAGGATACGGCGTCGACCCTGCTGATTTTCTGTCTGTGACATTTGAATCAGAGTGTCAAGAGATGGTCCTGGTGAACAATATTTCTTTCAGTAGCTTATGTGAGCATCACATAGTCCCGTTCATAGGAACTATCAGTATTGGATATGTGCCTAATAAGAAAATCCTTGGAATCAGCAAATTTGTTCGGTTGGTAGACTGCATGGCGCATAGACTGCAACTGCAAGAGCGCTTAACATCTGACATTGCAGATACAATCATGGAGTATGTTGAACCATTAGGCGTTGGGGTCATTTGCGATGCCAGTCATCTGTGTACTGCAATCAGAGGGGTCAAGCGTCCTGGCTCCAGGACAGTCACATCAGCATTACGAGGCCTAATGGCGGATGACGCCAGAGCGAGGGAAGAATTCATTAGCTTGGTCAAATTAAAGGGAGGAGACTAGATGAAAGAGATAACATTGAAGGTCACTAAGGAAGTAGCAGGGACACATAACTGGCCAGAGGCTCCGCCTCACAGGAGTTACCTGGCCAGCAGGCACAGGCACATGTTCATTATCTCTGTCTACGCTAAGGTAGAGAAAATGGATAGACAGATAGAATTCCACGACCTGATGGACCAGATCGAAAATGCGATAGCTCCTCCATGGATCCGCAGGGCAGGGCTAGACCTACGGGATTTCGGGGGAAGGTCCTGTGAGATGATAGCCGATCATATCCTTAAGGAAATCCCCGATGCCTTTCGAGTGACGGTTTCAGAAGACGGAGAGTGCGAGTCATCCGTTGAAGAAAGAGGCTATGAGCCACTCACCTTGACAGTCTGCGGGTCTACCAAGTTTAAGAAAGAGTCCGAAGCTGCATTGCTCATGTTGGAGCAGCGTGGAATTGCCGTGTTCTCTGTCGGTGGGTATTCCCATGCCGATGACCTGAAACCGTCCTGTGACATGAAGAAGGCATACGACAGGCTGCACAAGCAGAAGATAGACATGAGCGACGGTATATATGTAGTCAACCCTGGTGGTTACCTAGGCGATAGCACTCTAAGTGAAATCTCCCATACGGTCGGGAGCGGGAAACCAGTGTATGCCTCTGAGCCGTGCCACATTGAACTCGACGACAAGCTGGTAGGTATGATGCCCATCGATCAAGCTCAACCAGTAAGGCCGGAGCTGATCAAGTTCTCTCAGAAGATGGAGGTGAAACTCCGGAAGAACGATTTTAAAGGAGGCTGGGAAGGAGTCAAACGCCAGCATATCGTCTCCTGGTTGAATGAGGAGTTCCAGGAGCTGCACAAGGCGATTGCCACTAATGACGCAGATGGCATCAGAGAAGAGGCAGTTGACCTCGCTAACGTCGCAATGATGGTCTACGAGAGGGCTGATGCATGGAGATAATACCTTGGAATGAACAACGGGAGCGAGTGTTCCTTGACAGGTATGCCCTTAAGGATCTCGATGGCAATCTGCTGGAACACACTCCTTCCGAGATGTGGGACAGGATAGCTAACCAGATAGGGAAAGACCCTGCTGAGGTTGAGCTGTTCCAAGAGGCTCTCGACGACTGGAAATTCGTGCCCAGCGGGAGGATACTGGCTGGGGGCAAGACTCTATATAACTGCTTCGTCATAGGACTTGAGGCAGATAGCCGAGCAGGCATTATGGCTACGATCTCTAACCTTATTGAAATTACTTCGAGGGGTGGTGGAGTTGGCCTCAACTGGTCGGTCCTCCGACCGAGAGGTGCGCATATCCGTGGAGTGAACGGAAAGAGCTCAGGTGCCGTCGCCTGGATGCGCGGAGCAGATTCCTTAGCCGACGCTATACGCCAAGGAGGATCGAGGACGGCTGCCCTAATGTTCATCCTAGACGACTGGCACCCTGATATGATCGAACTTATTAGATCTGGCAATAGATTCAGCCGAGCGAACTTCTCAATCAATGTGTCTAAGAAATTCATGACAGCAGTCGAGGAGGATGATTACTGGAACTTAGTGTTTCCGGACACGACTCATGAAATGTACGAATTCAAATGGAACGGGGATATCCAGCAGTGGAGGAAGGATGGATACCCAGTAATAACCCACAAGACGGTCAAGGCTAAGGATCTCTGGAAGGCAATGACTGAGTCGGCTCACGCTACTGGCTCACCGGGGATGGCTTTCTTAGAGAGGTGTAATGAGTGGTCTAACACACGCTACATTGAAAGAATAGTGTCACTGAACCCCTGTGGGGAGATGCCATTGCCTCCAAACGGTTCCTGCAACTTAGGCTCGATCAACCTCTCTGCCTTGATTAGAGAGGATGAGACAGACATTAAGTGGGCGGAGCTAAAGTCAACTGTCGAGACTGCTGTACGATTCCTGGACAGGGTAATTGATGTTAGTGAGCCAATCAACAGGGACATCCAAGATATCCAACTTCGGACCAGGAGGATAGGCCTGGGTACAATGGGGCTGGCGGACTTGCTCATCATCCTCAAGCTGCGCTACGGATCAGATGAGGCATGCGACTTCATTAGCTACCTTTTCGAGTTCATTAGAGACACTGCATATGAGGCAAGTGCTAATTTGGCAGTTAAACTTGGGGCAGCACCAGGGTACAACTCTGGTGAATACCTTAGCGGGAAATTCATCCAGACGCTACCAGAGAGTGTCAGGGAGACGATCTATGAATCGGGCATGCGGAACCTGGCGGTCCTGACGCAGGCTCCTACTGGAACAACTTGTATACTTGCTGGTGCGTCAAGCGGGATCGAGCCTCTGTTCAGCAAGGACTTCATCAGGGAGGACGCGACGGGTACGTCTCGCATGCAGCACCCCCTGTTCCAGCACGGGGAGGCTGATTACCTGGTGACCGCGTCTGACGTTTCTGTTGAAGAGCACATCAAAGTTCAGGCGGAGGTACAGAAGTATGTCGATTCGTCGATTTCGAAGACGATCAACATGCCTCACTCCTGTACTCCAATGAATATTTCTGACGCTTACACGATGGCGTATGCTTCGGGTTGCAAGGGCATCACTATTTATAGAGCAGGCTCACTAGATGACGTTTTGAAGCCATACTGTGAATCCTGTGAATCTTAAGGGAGGAGAATATGGAGATTGCTACAATTTTACAAACGAACTACCTGAAGCACGCGGAGAAGGACGACTACCACCTGTGCCTCGCCCACTTACTCTATGACCCTGATTACAAGGCATTTTTTAAGAGAAAGTCAAGAGAGGGTCTAATCGTAATCATGGACAACGGGGTTGTAGAAACAGGCCTGCCAATGGAAATGAATGTGCTCATGGAACTGGCTGCTGAAATCGAGGCGACGGAGTTGATCCTGCCAGACTGCCTGAATGATCCTAGAGAGACACTCCGGCTTGGGGCAGACGCCATTGGTCAATGGTACGGAGAACCTGGGTTAATCGCTGTACCTCAAGGGGAGACTTTCAAGGAGTGGCATGAGTGCTTGAAGGAAATGCTCCTATGGCCTGTAACAACTATCGGCATATCAAAATTCACTGCCAGATTCACTGGGTCCAGGCTCAGTGTCCTAATGCAATCTCCTGAACTGATCGATAGCCAGTTCGACATCCACTTACTGGGATGCCTCAGCATTGGGAATGAAATACAGGAGATTGAGGCAAATTTCCCTGGTAGAGTCCGAGGAGTGGATAGCGGGATAGCTGCCATAGCTACTCAAGAGGATACCAAGATTAGCGACATCGCAGACGGGGACCGGATCGACGTACCGCTGGACTTTTTCAGCACCGATCTGGATGAGGTATTGCTGGTAACTAATATCGCCGAGTGGAAGGCGATGTGTAAGGGGTGGATTTAATGAAGAATAAAAAGATGAAATTGGGGTATACATGCGGACCGCACTCAAATGGGAAGACTGGAATGCAAACATCACTCAAATTAGAGAAAAGCTTCGCGGATTCATTGCCCGCGAAACTTGGATCAGATAGATTTGAATATGTCAGGAATGGAAGATATGGAGAGATTAGGCCAAGCAATGACAGGCATGGAAAACTCTCAACAAAAGGGGAGGCAAAAGGCATAGCTGCACTGTGGGTGCGAGGGGAAGACGCATACACTTTTCCTAGAACTACTGGAGAAGAGACCGGCGGCCCTGTAGAATTACATGTTACAAGCGTAGATGAATATAGAGTCAGGTTCGAATTCCCAGGGGAAGAATGGTCAGCTCGATCGCCGAGTGTGCAACAGTCATTTACAGCAGACACTACACTCAATGAGTGCATTCGTGTGACTTGTAGATTTCATTCCAGGGATAGCCTCCAGTGTACATTTAAAGAAATTTCGATTGGCAAAAACGGTAAATGCAGCAAGGAGGAGTAAATGGGAGAAACAGTAGCAGTAATTGATGCACTATGGGGAGATAGTGGGAAGGGTAAGATAGTCGATTACCTGGTCAATAACCAGACGTTCGACTACACTGTGAGATTCAACGGGGGGTCCAATGCTGGGCATAGCGTCGAGACCGACGACGGAACAAGGCACAAGGTTCACATCCTCCCTGCTGCCGTATTCACACCGGGGGTAAGGTGCTGCCTAGGTGCTGGGATGGTAGTTGATCCTGTTAAGCTAATTCAGGAGATAGAAAAGGTTGACAGAGCAGTCAACCTAATGATCGATCTCAGGTGCCACGTAGTCACTCAATTTCATGTGGTCAAAGACCAGGAGAATGAAGCGACATTAGGCAAGTCCAAGATCGGGACAACACTCACAGGAAATGGTCCTGCGTACGCTGACAAGGCATTTCGGTCAGGCATCCGAATGGGAGATCTGCTGCTGCCTGGTTACGTGCTTGAGCATGCGCTTAGGAAATCATTAGGGTATTTCGACGGCACAGACTTGCACAATGTGCTGAGCCGTTGCGGTGAGATACTTGAGAAATACTTCACGGATGTGGCAATTGAACTTAACACTGCGATTGACCAGGGAGATTCAGTTCTCTTCGCGGGGGCTCATGGTACTCTACTTGACATAGACTACGGTGAGTACCCTAATGTCACTTCTTCCTCTTGCACAGCCAGTGGCATTGGAACAGGGGCTGGAGTAAGTTTGAGAAAAGTCAAAGAGGTAATTGGGGTGGTCAAGGCTTACGTGACCAGGGTGGGGGCTGGCATGATGCCTTCAGAGATGAACTTCCGTGAGGCAGATATAGTTAGGGAGGCGGGTAAGGAGTTCGGGACAACAACTGGTCGACCGAGGAGAATAGGGTGGCTAGACATCCCTCAGGTCAGTTATGCCGCGATGCTCAACGGGTTCGACTACTTGGCTATCACATTGCTAGACGTCCTGTCCGGCCTTGATGCCCTCCAGATCTGCACCAGGTATCGCAACAACGGGACTGCGGAGTATACAGTAATGAAGCCGTGGAAGGAGGACCTCCAGGCATGCAGGAGCCTGCTCGACTTACCTAAGGAGGCTAGGAGATATGTAGATTACATCGAAGAGGTCGTCGGCGTACCGGTGAAGATGATTTCCGTGGGTCCAAGGCGTAACCAAATGATAGATATGAGGTAAGTAGATGGATTCAAGTTACCAAAAGAGCCAATGCTCAATCTGCAAAATGAACCTGGCTGAGAGAATCCCGACCCAGTTTAGTGACCGTCAAACCCTGGTGGCTTTTGTCAAGCATAAGCCATCAGGGGATGACGAGGCTGCATTCTCTGGAGCGTATGGGAAGGTACTGAGGGAGATATTAGCGAAATCTCCTATCAATTTCGAAGACATAATGTTTACTTACGCACTATCTTGTAAGGGCAGCAAACCAAAAATAGGCGAGATTCGTGCGTGCAATCTGCGATTAATGAGTGAATTGAAAAAGGGAAATCCAGCAGTTATCGTCGCCCTTGGTAAGGATGCGCTGCATGCGTTGGACAACCGCTTGGTGATGAAGAATGTCCGAGGGCGATGCATTACAATCCAGGGTTACCGAGTTGTCCCAACGGCTGACCCTGAAGCACTGCTAGCGCTGCCGGACGGGTTCAGGCAATTCAAACGTGAGGTCCTCTTCGCAGTCGACGTCGCTATGGGCCTTGAGGAGCCAGTTATTGACCCTCCTTTGGTCAACTATCGATTCGCAGACACCCAGGAGAAGTTCGATAAGCTAATGGTTTATTTGGAAAAGGTCAAGCCTGAGTACACAGCAGTAGACATTGAGACCACCGGCCTGGACCCTTCCAAGGAAGACATCATTAGTGTCTCGCTAACTACCCGGCGTGAGAGCGCCTTTATCGTAGACTGGGTAAATCTCATAGACAACAACACAGACAATTTTGAAAGGCTCAACCGGTTCCTGGGAAATACCGAGGTCATCTACCATAATGGCATGTTTGATGACCTGTTCCTCCAGGCTAAGGGGATGACCCCAAACTTCGTTCATGACACCATGCTATCATCATATACATTATGCGAGGATCAGGGCTCACATGGCTTGAAGCCACTGTCCTCTGACTACTACAATGCTCCTGATTACGATGTGCAGATGAAGAATTTTGTGAGAGGTCGCAGGCTATTCCAACCTGATATTGGCGTGCCTCCATTCACGTTAACCGACTGGAAAGACCCCCTGGTGAGAAAGAAGATAGCCGAGTATAATGGAGCAGATAGCGATTACACGTTCAGGTTACATGAAGACCTTATTGAAGAGATGAAGATGGATAAGGTAGACCACCTACCAAGAAACTTGCTCATCCCTGCCGCTAAACATTTTATCAGACTTAAGCAAGACGGGATGCTCGTCGACCAGAAGTATCATGATGCATTAGGCAATAGATGGTCAGACGAGATTAAGGAATTAGAGATCAAAATGAGGTCCTTTTCAGGCGCTGAATATATCAACTTGGGGAGTACTCAGCAGATAGCCAAGTATCTCTTCGACACTCTCAAGCTCAAGCCTATGAAAGGGCGTGTCGGAGAGACTATAGACCAAGACTCCTTGCTCGAAGAGATAGGAATGGTTTTGGACCCAGAAGCCCAAGGATATTTCAAAGAGGCATCCTCGGCGGTCTTTAGCAACATGACTCCTAGGAGCACAGGCATATATATGCTGTACCTCCTGGCTGATCAACATCCATTCCCGCGTCTCCTGGTAAATCACCGGCTGACGATGAAGAAGTACGGGACATACTATGAGGGCATCAAGAAACTGATAGATGACAAGGGAAGGATCAGGCCGGACTTTAAATTGCACGGTACGAGGACAGGCAGACTATCTTCTACTCGACCTAACGTGCATGGCATCCCTAAGCTAAAAGAGATTCGTCGGTGCTTCAAAGCTGACGACGGGTACACGATAGTCGGGGCTGATTATTCGCAAGCTGAAATTAGAATGCTGGCGCATCTAGCTGATGATGATAGACTTATTCAGGCACTGGACGCACAGGACATTCATTATGAGATAGGCAAAGAGTTGTTCGGAATGACTGACGCAGAAATGGATGCCCTCTCAGTTGACGAACGGAAGACCAAGAGACGTGCCAGTAAGACCATAGCCTTCGGTCTCATATATGGCAGGGGAGTCAAGAGCCTCGCGACGCAAATGGGAGTAGCTATAGAAGAAGCTGAGGAATTCATCGAAAGGTTCTTCTTAATGATGCCACGAGTAAGGTCCTGGATAAAACGTCAGGAGGCAACAGTCATGCGCGATCGTGAGGTCGTTTCTATATATGGTCGTAAACGACGCTTCCCATTTACGCCGACCAAAAACTCAATATCAAAGATTAAGCGCCAAGCTGTGAATATGCCTATACAGAGCAGCGTCAGTGACATGACTCTGCTGGCTAATATAGATATCTTGCGGATTCTTAAAGAGCGTGAGATACCCGCCCTAGCAGGTCCTCACATACATGACGGGTTTTTGATAACTGTAAAAAACGAGTATTTAGATGAAGCGGTGGATGTGGTAAAAAGGAGGATGAGCGATGTCGGGTTTGATACAAGAGTTAATTTTGCGAGTGAAACTGAGGTAGGTCCTACGTGGGGTGACCTGAAGGTGATATAGGGGAGCCTAATGGAAGAAGATGCTAGAATCTGTTCCAAGTGCGGCATTTGGAAACCTTACACTGAAATGGTCAAAAACAAGAATAATAAAGACGGTATGCATCATTGGTGCAAAAAATGTAGTGCGATAAAAAGTAAACTCAGACGCGATTTGCACAAAAAGAAAGGCCTTTGCAAGGAATGCAGCGAGTCTCACCTGCCAGAAAGTATCTATTGCCAAAAGCATCTCGATAAGTGTAATGCTGAGAGTGCGGTCAGAAGAAAGCGGCGTAAAGAGGTCGGCCTCTGCACATATTGTGACAAACCCCACTTGCCAGAAAGTATCTATTGCCAAAAGCATCTTGATAAGCACAATGCACACAATACAGCCAGAAGGAAGCGGCATAGAGAAAATGGTCTATGTATGGACTGCGACAGACCCCACTTGCCAGGAGGTACTTATTGCCAAAAGCATCTTGATGAGCACAATGTGTCCGCTACAGCCTGGAACAAGCGGCACAAAGAGGCTGGACTTTGCCAGGACTGCAAGAAATCTCACTTACCTAACAGTGCCTATTGCCAGGAGCATCTTGATAGGAGTCATGCCCGTAGTGCAGTCAGGAGAAAGCGGCTCACTGAGAATTGCATCTGTCATCTATGCGGTAATTCGACAGGAGGAGGAGCCTACTGCGCAAAATGCAGCATCGCAGGTAATCTCAGCAAAGGGATCCTTGACGATCTATCGTCAAACAATCAGTCAAAGGGAGGTCGGCATTGGGAGACCTTGGTCGCCTTTACTAAAGCAGACTTACTGACACACGTAGCCTATTGGCGCAAGGTGCAGGGTATCCCAGGTCAAGATAAAGTAGACATTCATCATATAATTTTCAAAAGTGAGCTACGCTGGGAAATCGTAGGCGATAGAAATTGGAATATCGTCTGGGACCTAAGCAACCTCATACCAATATCCAAGAAGTCCCACCAGGCGTTACACGGAGGAGACTTGAGCCAGCTGCATCCGAAGGTCAGGGAGTACATAGAAGAAAAAAGAGAAAACCTCCAAGGGCCAGTTAAGGCCCTTAGAGGCTTAAAGTTTAATTCCGATCAGGAGGCGTTAGGACCTTTCGCAACGACCTCCTGGCTTCCTCCCGGTCAGGCAATCGCTCCTCCTCCTGCCTCATAGATGCGACAACCAACCGGGCCGCAATGCCAGAGTAATCTGGACTCTTATCATCAAGCATATCAATAAGCTCGTGGATTACCCCTCGTATGAACTTATAGTCCTTTGCTTTCATCGCACGCCCAGAGAGTCATCTTCGGTCATTTTGGCAATGCTCATAGCTGCTCCCAGCAGGCCTTTCTTGGCCAGTTGGTCGGATGCATCTGTTACCTGGTCGGTGCCTCTTTTTATCCTAGTCCCTTTGACTGCCTTATAGATGCACAGGACTGCCAGTATCGGTAATATGACTGCTGCAATCTCTAACATTTTATCTCCCTTCCTTATAGTTAAGGACTCGTAGCGGCTGCTTCCCAGCATCGCCATGATCTGTCCTTTATCCGTTTAGCGTGGTCGGCGACGATCTGGTCCTTGCTCAAGCGCATGAACTCCGTCTGAAAAATGACGTTCCATTGATCCTCACCGGGTCGATACATCTCCTCCGCAAGGTCAGCTGCTTGATCAAGCAGCCGGTCCCTCACATCTATGTCTTTCTGGTTGATAAACAAGTTCACTTTGGCCTCCTTGTCAGCTTCATCTCAATGCACAGGCGCTCCATTTCGTCGTGGAATACTCCGCTCCAGTCTTTTGCCCATTCTTCTCGACCAGCTTGAGGCTCCTGCCCACACACCTCGTCTGCAAAGCGGGAGGCGTGAGGGATCAGAGCTTTCCTCTGCTTAATGTGCTCTTCATTCACCGGCGGGGGTTCCATCATGATCTGTCAGCTCCTTTATTCATTTTTTGGTACCACTGGAATTCGATACTCCTCATGCTGCGGTTGGTGGTAAGGGAGAACTCCCGGAAGGCAATGTACGGTTTCTCACTGGCTTTGACCATGGCCTTAAGGGTGTCTCGTTCATCGTTCGTCCACCTGGTGGATGCCCTCGGCGCCTCTTTTGATCTCTCGCATCTCGAACTTGGGCAGGTCACGTACTCTTTTCGGTCCAGGACGTCCCGGCTGATGAAGGGGTGGCCCTTACGTCGGAGCGTACCAGTTATATCGATCATCCCCTCTGTCCGAATGAATTTCCCGACAGCGTACATCCGGTTCGGGTCATCCATGATCTGGCCGTCCCGACGCTTCGGCGGTTCCTCATCTTCGATCCTGCCTCTTTTCATTTCCGGTGTGCAGTACCCCAGGACTACCCCACACCCTGCGATTCCCTCGTCGTGAGCAAAGATAAACCGGCTCGTTCCTTCCCTGAAGCCTTTCGGCGCTTTCCGGAAGCCTCGGAGAATCCCGTGCAGTTCGACCTCGTCGATGAAGGAGTCAACCGTTGGATATGCAGTGTACCCGACCCAGATCATGAAGTCCTCCCCTTTCTTGAGGTACTCGATTTCGGTCGATTCAGGCTCCTCTGCTGCCACCTGGGGCTCCTCCTGCTCGGCAGGTATGTCCTGGTCTGCCTCCTCCTCCTGCTGTCCTCCCTGGTACACGCTCCGCAAGCATCCTTCTTCCATGTCGAAGGAAATCTCCCGTTTGCCAATCATGATCGGGAAGTCGTCGCGGATGTCGAGCATTTTATCGAACTCCAGTTTCATGAGCGAATACTCTTTGGTCTCTTCGTCGAAATCCCCTCGTATCTTCGCTTCTTTCATGATGTGCTTGATCATTTTCTCCATTTTTGTTCTCCCTTGTATAGAACTACATTTTAGCGGCACATTTTGGGCCAAAGCCCGTCTCAATGCTTTCCGGCACGGTCAGCTTCTTGCCACACTTTCCGCATCGGCCTTCGTGGTACACTTTCACTTGGTCAGGTATGCTCCCCATGTATACATGATTCCAGAGCCATGTAAATGCCTTGTAGCAAGAGGACTCTGTGGACACCTTGCTTTTAGCCGTCCGCTTGAATTTACCGTGTGAGATGACTCCAATGTACTTATAATCCGCTGTGTTATC